CGCCTTCTTGTGCGCTTGTCTAAATGTATCACCCATGAGCATTCTACGTTTCATATACTTCATATGTTTTGTAGAATGGTGTTTAGAATGACGCCTCATAGCTCCTTCTTGACGCTTAGTTAATGCTTTCTTTTTGACCTTCATAGAGGTCTTTTTTCTAGTTCTGGGCATTTTTCAACATCTCCGCTAGCTTGTTTATATCCATTGCAGGTTCAGGAGTTGGGTCATTAGCACTGTTCGCAGTTCCCTGAGGCACTAATCTGCGCTCATTTACTGGTGTTGTGCCTACCATACCTGGACCCATTTCTTTCATTTTTCTAGTAGCCATAGCTTATTTTACCTCATTATCGTCGTCTTTCAAAAAAGACCTTAGTTTCTGTGCCTTCTCCTCAGCCGTATCAGCATGTAGCTCTGAGTCTACAATCTTCTCTAACTTTAATGTATCAATTTTTTGGTTTGATATATAACGCCACGTGTAACCGTCATCGTTGTACACCCCAAATACTGTCTGTGAAAACCCTACTTTTATAATAAGTGCGGTATCACCATCTAAAATTACTTTATCACCTTCTTTGAATGATGACGTCAAACGGAAAGTAGCACCTTTTACAAAGCCTACTGCCCAATCTTTAAGAGCTAAACCAACTAATAAAGTTAGTACAAACCCTATAAACTCAATATAAAAATCATTTAACGTAATCTCAAACATAGTCATATCATACATAATCTAATGTAGTATTCTCCATAAGAAATTCAAAAAATTTTCTAAAGTCTTCTTTTGTAAGAAAGGGTACGTCCTTTCTCATGTGTAGCATTCGATACTCAGTGTATGCTATTTCTAATTGTTCTTCGGTATATAAAATCATGGGCTAGGCCACTCTATCTCATCTAATTTTGTATCATCATTATATTTAGCAGGTAAATCCCTAACTTTCTGCCTAAACACTCGGTATTTTTCTTTGTTTTCATCACTTAAAGGACTATCTGGTAGTTGTGTCCAATCTGTACTTTGTAATACATCTATACACCACGATCTGATGTAATCCATTACATCTACTACATCATCTAAAGTTTCATTGTCTTTTAATACAATCTCGTAACCCATTATGTTGTCAGCCCCTGTACTGTATAAATTAAAGCATTATATTGAGGATTGGAAATACCTGTAGTTAAAGCACCTAAATCTAATCGATATTTTATTTCTGACCGTAGGTTTGATACAAAACTTACGTACATAGGATTTAATACTACGTCGATGCCACGTCTAAAATTACTTAATTGTATCTCACCCTCAGTGGAGTTTAAAAAAGATGAACCAAGCAAGGAGTTGTTGTAATTTTCCATACTTGGAGGAGTAGCACCATGACTATTATTAGAAGGTAATATTGTGCCCACATTATCAGAGTGCAACATAAGCGCAATAGTGTCTGTCCAATAAGGCTCAGTAGCGTTTGACCAGCCTGCAAGAGATGGATTCGCATACGCAGTCCCAAATCTACGACCAGACACAGTTATTAAATAGGGTTTTTTACCCCCTCTAGTGTGTTTTGCTGTAGTAAAGTCAAAAGTTGCATTTACATATTGTGAGGTATTAGCATCAAAATTACTGTTTGGCTCTGTACCACGGGTGTGGTTGTTTGGATATATACCACCTTGAGATAAAAAAGTATGATTACTAGCCTGACTTAAACCGCTAGGGATACTAACACCTACCCCACTAGCGCTAAAACTGCTTGTTAGAATAATTCCTGTTTTACTAAACTTTTTAGAGGTGTTTTCTTCACCTATTTGGTCAGTAATCAATTGGTCTGGTGCAACAAACTTAACAGTAGGATCTCCAGCTGTAATACTAAAATCATTTACCGTATTTGTACTAGACACAATACCACTTTCTTCTAAATCTCTAAGAGTAAGATTACGATCCTTTGGATTACCGGCATCTCCCGCTTTTACCTTTAAATGTGTATCTACTTGTTTAAGATAGTTTCTTAACTGTGGATCTAAGTTAGTTGGTAAAGGTGGTAAAGAAGGTGGTTTACTGTTAGAGGTAGCCATTATACTGCCCTCAATTCATCTATAGACTCTCCAATACATATTTCATGCACTGGGTTTGCACTAGTAACTTCTACTTGGTACACCTTATGTACGCCTGTAGGTAAACGTAGTATAGGTTCTTGTATTTGTGTAGCACTAAAAGAAGTAGGAGCAGAGCCTGTTGCACTAAACACGGATCCAGAAGCTGTAATTGTGGCGTCAAATATTTCTGTACCATCACCAAATACTTTTACTGTTACTCCTGCTCCTGCATAAGAGTCCGCTTCAACCTTTACAAAGTTCATGCTAGTAGCTTTGGGCAGTACAAACTCTTTACTTTTAAAAACAAACGTTCGTTTTGTATCGGTAGCGGAGTCATCAAAACTTTCTACCGTACAATTACCTGAACTTGGTTTGTTGATTAGATATAATTCATTAGTCTCAGGGTCGGTATAAAACCCTCTGTTTGTACTACTCCCAGTATTAAGTAATGTATCTACAGTTGTAAGAGCGTTTACATCTCCACTAATATCAAAAATTATAGCTTGTGGAGTTTGATAGGGTGCAGAATACTGGCCAACGTATTTACCTTCGTGCATTCCAGCGCTCTGCACTACATACGTACCTTTCCATTGGTCTGGACTAATTAACGCTTGAGTTAAATTAGTAACTTGTCCATTCTCTACTCCTATCAAACCATCAGGTCCTGAATAGATACAATAACCCCCCATATCAACTAAACTTCTTTTATATAATAGGGGTTCAGCTGCTTCTAGTTTTTGAATAGCCATAGCCTGTGGATCTGTACCTGCGGCTATATAGTTTGTACCTTTTGTACCTATAAACAAAACATTACCCGCCATAGATATACCTACGATTTCATCTTCTAATGTTATACGGTACGCAACAGGCCAAGCATGTGGTAAGAATGGTTCAGAAAAGCAAAGTCGTTTGCCACTAAACCCAGCAAAGATACCATTACCAATAGCAGTTAAACCTTTCATTTGTCCATTTGGATAGGTGCTCGAATCATCATCAGGCGGAGCTATCCAAAAAGTAGAAGGTATAATTTCACCTAAGGCATCATTGTTTGTACTATCTGTATATGTAGTCACATCCATAGCTACTTCTGCTACAAACTGAAAATCGGTAGTGTTAGAACCCGTATTAGAACGGTAAATACGTTTGGTTCCTACAAAAGTGTGAAAAAGACTTGCAGCAGATGAGGTTGCCGTTGAGGTAGCAGCAGTACCGGCTAAGTTAACTGTAAAAGTTGTAGAACTAGGAGTGCTTACTATAGAGTAGGCGTGGTTTATTCTATCTGCAGTAAAACCACCAGTATCTGAAAATCCATCTAAACCAATCCTATCGCTAGTACTAAAACCATGCGCAGAGGGTGTAGTCACAGTTATGTCATTACTACCAGAAGCTGTAGTAACAGTGACGCCAGTTACTTTAGTGCCACCATAATTAACATCACTTTTAGTATTAGCAAAAGATAAGTTAGATAACGCAATACTTTGACCATCTACTTTCGTTAATACTGTAGATGCTGACGAGGGTGGGCCTTCTTCACCAAATGCAGAAACAAAAGTATAAACATAAGAAGTACTATATTTAATTTGAGTACCATCATCTGGTCCTGTAGGAGTAGCTACTCCTAAATTTGGAGGAGCTTCAATACCTAATCTAAAAGAACTACGTGGGTATGCACCCGACCCGCCACTCGTAATCTGAGTAGAACTTGCCATACGTGGAAAAGTTTGCCCTGTCCAATACAAACGATCAAAAGCGTCATCTGCAATTGGTCCGGGAACTACATCTACATCATCATCAAACTCAAGATTATATGTAGTGCCGCCAAATTTGTACTGGTAATGACTAGTTATACTACTTGCATTTAAAGTAGCATGATTTCCATTAGTATATAACGCGTTTAAATTACCACGTTCTAAATTAACATTTTGAGCGGTAACTCCTACTTCGTCTTTTAATAAACGAGGTTCTAGAATAGGAGCAATACCATTAAAGGTAATTAATTTAAAATACACTCTTAGTCATCTCCTCTGGCTACTTTCTTTTGCTTTTCAAAAGTCCTGAGCCCTGCCATGCCGAGCATCGCCATAAGTATGGTAGACAATTGAGTAAAATCAAACTCTGGCATATCTACTTTTACACCAGATAGTGCAGCAATCCACTCACCTACAGGCAGTACAATAAAATGTACCATCATTGCAATTGAGCAACCCCAACCTACAGACGGACGCCAGCCCGCCACAAACCAGTTTTTACTGGCTGCTTCTATTTTATTTACCTCAATCTGTGAAAGATTAGCTGTTTGTAATTGTGTCTTGAGCTCATGCTCAAGTTTCATCTTTAGGTTTTTGTCAGCAACGAACTTGTTTAGAACACTACCAGCTATACCTACTACTGAGTTTGTTATTGGATCCGCCATAAATACCTCCTATGTGCGTAAAAAATATACTAATAATCCTATTCCTGCGGCTACGACAATCCACATAAATCTCTCTATGAATCGTCCTGTATTAGAATTGACATTGGATTGTGACTCTACGTCATCTAAACGTTGTTCTATCTTATCCATTCTAATAAAGAACCTATCGTTCTGCCTTAACACGGTAGCTACTCGTTCTTCAATACGAGCAATAGACACGACTGCATCTGCTAGTCGGTCCAGTTTTTCTTCTATTTTTTCTAGTCTTTGCTCTTGTGTGTCACTCATAACTCCAAACCCAAGGTCTTGGTCTGGTGCTAGTAGCTTCTAAAGTATCTAGATGTATAAATCTAGAATCGCCATGTTGCTTCACACCAAGCCCGGTTATACCGTGTTTTAACGCTACTTCTATACACTTTAAGGCGTCCGCGCCTCGTATAAGTATATCTACAGCCTTGCCACTTGCGTGAGCTCCTGGTTGTGATTTTCTTGCTTCTATAGGATGCGTTGGATCTCTATAGCCACTTGTTATTATAAACGGAATTCCTACTTCTTCACGTATTTTTTCAAGAGTTTCCATGAACTCTGGGTCCATACCACAAATACCTGTGTGCTTACACTTAAGTTCGTCTTCGCTAAAGTACTTCCACATAGTTTAATAAAATATAGTATAGAACTGCACCAATTCCATATAAAGATAACTTACAGATAGGCCTAATAATACGCCCGTTGTAAAACAAAATATGTTAAAAAAGATGTTCAAAATAACCTCCAATAGTTTGTCCAATAGGACCATAAGGGATTTCTATTCCAAAAATGGTATTAACCAAAGCAATAGAACCATTTATTAATATAATTTTAGAGCCTACTACAATAACAGCAAACCATAAAATTGTTTTTACATAACCTCTTTTTTCCACAGAATTTTTTAGTGCCCGTAGAATAGGAAAGTTCCATTTTAAGTATTTCATTTATAAACTGAAACTACCCTCATAGGTTGTGATTCGGTATTAGTTACATTTATTGTGTCACTAGATAATTTTTTAATTGAATTTTCTGCTATTTCATTATCCCCTATAGTGCAACTCCTAGAAAAAGCTAAGTAATTTAAAGAACCATTTTTAGGGATTTCTCTACTTTCTCCAGCTAAAATATCAAAGTATTTAAGCGTATAATTTGGATTGTCGGTAAGAGTACATAAAAATCTAGTATCATTTTCTAATGCCTTAATTGTACATTTGGTTGCCAGTTGCCATTTGTAGGAAGTTAATACAGGTTCTGACTGTGGGAAAAATTTCATATTAGATATAAATTTGTTACTGGCTAAAGCATTGGCTACACTAGCTTCAGCATGTTCTGACTCTTGATGCATGTAATCACTTTGATTCAAAGTTTTAAATCTTTCAATATCGAAAGCAGTTAAATCCCCTTCTTCCCATTCCCAAGCTGTTTCTATACTACCTCGTACAAGAGCAAGTCTTATAGGAGCATAAAAAACTTTTGAAGATTCTGTATCATATTTACCTAAAGCCTTATTAATTCTATCGTCTATGGAATCCCTTATTAGGGTATCGTTTCTATCGCCCTTTAAAAAAGTAAGATGCAAATCATCTTCTACTTTAGTTGTAGTTAAATTTGTAAAAGTTTTTGAATGTGCCATTAAAGTTCCTCTACTACACCATTAGGCATCCAGGGCGCAATCCTTACATCGCCTTGTTCTGGAGTAAAATCCATTTGTGCTTTCATATTGTCTAAAGCTTTTTCAGATGCTGCTGTATCGACTGCTCCTTCAGAATTTAAAACAGCTTCCATTTCTACAAATACTCCGTCTTCAAAAGTTTTACCAACTTTTTTTATTCCATTATCTTCTCTAACTTCTATTGCCATTATACAAAACAATCTAATGAGAGAGTTCTTGAACTCGTACTTGTATCTGTGCTTGTGTTAGTCCAAATCCACCTATGGACACCACCGCCGGCATTTGTATAGGTTGCAGCACTTCTTAATTTCACATAAGAGCCGTAAGACAGTTGATCAAAAGCCTCAGTGTCTGTGTTTATATTAGAACTAGTTACACCACTTATTTCAAAGTGTGTGTTGTGAGTAATAGAAGTACCAGCTTTCCCTAAGTCTACTGTAAACCTTGAATGATGCATTTTTAGAATTGTTGCCCCACTTAAAACGGTTCCATTATCAGGTGTAGTGTCAGTAATAGTTGCTTGATTACTTCCATGATAACCCCAGTATTCACTAAGTGCTCCTACCGATCCTTCCGTGTAAGGTGCAGTTCTTGCTCCGGGGTTTACAGTAGCAGACCAAGTTTCAGCACAGCCAGAAGCCCCATAAAAATCATTAAAAGATATAGAACCACTTGAAGGAATACCATTAGGGTTAAATGCTCCAATATTACTAGATACATTTGCACCCCCTACATAATATTCATTCATGCTAACAGGGTTACTACCACCAAATTCGGTTTGTATTTGACTAAGGGAGATAGCTCCCGAAGATTGCATAGTCATTATTTATTCTCTAGTTCTTTTACTTTAGCGGATAAATCTTTTACAGCTTCAATTAATACTGCTGTTAATCTGCCATAATCTACAGACTTAGTACCCATTTCGTCATCTGCTGTTAATACTATTTCTGGTAATATTTTTTCTACCTCTTGAGCGATAACACCTATGCTTTCTTTTTCGTCTCTAGTGTAAGTAACACCTCGTAATTGTTCTACTTTATCTAAACCATTTTCTATAGTTTCAATATTATCTTTTAGTCTTTCATCTGAGTAAGCTGTGACATTATCGTTAAAGGTTGCAGCACCTGCTTCAGAGGCATCTATAGTCAATGCTACTATTTCAGAGCCACCATCATTAACTCTAAATATCATGTCTTTATCTGACGTAGAAGCACGAAGTGTAAAGTTTGCTGAGCCTAAATCTATTTGACCTCTTTCAGTTCCACCATCAAGAAATTTTATATTTTCTCCGTCTGCGTCAAAAATAATATCTCCTGCAATATCTAAGGTAAAATCTCCTGAAGCGTTTGATATATTATTACCTGCGGCAAATTCTAATCCTCCTCCATTTAAAATCTTCATTCGCTCAGTGTTGTTGGTTTTAAATGAAATAGGATGGTTAGTTGTTCTGCCTAATTCTGTGACGTTAGCATCTGCATAAATAGTAGTGTTTCTGCTCCCACCTACTCCGAAATCTATTCTTGAGCCATTACCACTATCTATCTGCATAAATGCAGTTCCGCTATCTTCGTTTATTGATAGTCCTTTTCCTGTGAAGACTAAGCCTAATGGGTCTGCATTTGTCCCGCCAGCAACTATTTGTCCTCCTGTAGTTATAAATAAATCTGGATCTCTAAAACCACCACCAAGACCAAAACCACCAGATTGGACTCCAAGATTTCCTACAACAGTACCACCGTTAGCATACTCTATAACTGAGCCTGCACTTCCTGTTCTGTCAAACCTTGCTTTAAAACCATTACCTGTCATGTGAAAAGCTACTGCTGGTG